CTCGCAACGTTCCTCTCCATCTCATCGAATACGGCGATCCAGATGGTGCTGGCGATTTGCAGCGCACCAACGAGATTGCTATCCGCGCCGAGGTTGTCTTTGGCTTCGCAATCCTTGATGATGACGCATTCGCAATCATCAAACAGGCTCAGGTCTCTGCCTAATATCAGAACCACTCAAAGCCACTCCATTCGGGGTGGCTTTTTGTCTGACAATAAAACTCGAATGTAGTATTTAGGAGATAATATGGCAACCGATGTTCAGAGAAGTTATATCAAAGATTTATCAGTCCAGAAGCTCAAAGAGTTCAAGGAGTTTAAGGAAATGATTTATGCTGCCGGCATTGTCGATAGAGATTCAAAGATTGTCGGGGAGGCCCAGAGCATCGACGCTATTCTTGACGCTACCACCGATTACCAGGCAAGCCAGATGATTGATGCTCTAATTGCTCGCAAGGCTCCGGTTCGCTCTCGCACTTACTCGCAGAAGCGTGCAGAGCGCACTATCGAGCTACTTGAGAAGATAAAGCAGACCGCTCGCGGCTGGAGGTTTAAATGAATTACGAGGAGCTAGGCCTTACCATCAAGGATGACCTTAAGGAAGCTATCGCGCTTATCAACAACCCAGAGATTGACCCAGATGTTCGTCAGATGAATCTCGAAGTGCTTTTCAGGGAGACTGGCGGTCAGGTTTATCGCGTTGTCTATGCGATGAACGCCTGGGATATGGACATCGACTTTACCGAGGGCGAGGGCATCAATGACTTCTATTATGGCCTGGCTAAGAATGTATCCGATTCAATTAGCACCGGTGGCCGAAGCAATGTCGATGCACAGGTCGACGAGTGGCTCTCTAACCAGATTCTTAAAGCGATGTGGGATGCATTCACTACCGCTAAAGAGCATGGAAAGTACCCGACCGTTACTCGCAATGAGCCATCAGATTGCTGTGATTTTTGTGCGCAGTTCAGAAACATGACCTTTGTAGACCCTAGCCCAGAGGTATTTAGACGCCACGATAGATGTAAAGGCACTATTACCACGAGTGGTTATAAGACCAGGAATGGCCTTTATGTAGGCGCTCGCAAAGCATGGGTTTACATGGGCAATTAAACAAGGAGGAATTATGGCAAAGAAATCCAAGAAGGTATCAACTACCAAGTCAGAGCCGAAAGAGGCCTTACAAGCGGAATCAAGCGTGTTAGAAAGCAATCCTGATGCGGAGATTGTCAAAGTCGAGAAGAAAGAGCTAGTGAATGTCCGCGCTATCATTCCGTTCTATGACCTAGAGGCGAATATAAGCCGGGGTGCCGGAGCCGAATGGGAAGTCAGCGAAGATCGTGCGGAACTGCTCAAGAAGCTCGGTATCGCAATAGTGTTATAATCAAATCAAAAGAAAGCTACGATACAGCTCGGTCAAGTCTGGTAAAGAGGGAAATAGTAAAATGCCAGACAATGAAATAATCTTAGAGCTAACAGGTATCGCGCAGAAGCTGTTGCTCAAATTACAGACTCTTGCATGGCCAGCAGGGGAGAAATACTGCTACTTCAATGCTAACCAGAATGTAGTCGACCTAGGCATCTCTATGCCTAAGAACTTCCGCGGTTTGAAGCCTGGTGTGGGCTGGGCTTCTCGCGCGGTCAACACCCTTTCGGATCGTATCAACTTTGATGGCTTTGCAAATGACAAGGTCGGTATCAATGACTTGCTCGATGATACTGGCGCGTTCACAGTATTCGGCAAGGCTAAATCAGACGCGCTCATCGCAGGGTGCGCCTTTATTGCTGTTTTGCCAACGGAAGATTCAGTAAAGCTTTTGCCATTTACTGCGGTTGAAGCGACCGGCAGCATCGACCAACGCACAGGCCTGCTCGACAACGGCCTTGCGGTTCTTAGGTGGTACCAATATGATCCTACCGACGCAAATGCTCGCGGATGGAGCAAGGTTGGCCTAGTGCCACAGGATTACGCAGTATTCACGAAGGACTACACCGCATACTTTATCAATCAACAGCTCGCATGGATTACTGTTAACCCAACCAAGAGGCCATTACTCCACGTGATTACTCATCGCCAGAGTGCAGACCGTCCGTTCGGTAAATCTCGCATCAGCAATACTGTTCGCAGGATTATTGATGAGGTTGGGCGCTTGAAGGTTCGTTATGAGATTGCGGCAGAGTTCTACTCCACGCCACAGCGCTATGTTAACGGCCTTGCAGATGGTTCGGTAGACAACGCTACACTTGAGGCTGCTCTCGGCAAGATATGGACTATTACGAAGGACGAGGATGGTGAGAAGCCGGAGATTGGCCAGCTCGCACAGATGAGCATCAACCAGTTCAGCGACCAGAAGAAAGACCTTGCTCGCGACTTCTGCGCAGAAACGGCACTCACGCTTCGCAACTTAGGTTATGAAACTGCAAACCCTACATCAGCAGAAAGCTTGTCTGCGATGTCTGATGACTTATTGCTTGAGGCTCAAGCTTGCCAGACAGAGTTCGGTAGAGAGTTCAGAGAGATTGCTATCTCGGCTCGCATGGCTATTGATAAGACCGACATCATCCCGAGTGGTCTTAGAGCTATCGAGGCGGCGTGGAAGCCAGTATTCCAGATTGATGTTGCTTCGGCTGGCGATGCTGCTTATAAGCTCATTCAGGCTATGCCAGAGCTTGCTGGCACCACCACGCTTTATCGCATGCTCGGTATGAATGTTAGAGAGGCTGAAGAGCTTGCAGAGAAATCTCGCAACGCTCGGCCAAATGACTTTATGCAGATTGGGAGGGGCGAGTAATGAGCGAAGCGGTCATCATAGCACTTATCTCTGCAGGGTTCCCGGTAATTGCCACTACAATTACGGCACTACTCCAACGCAGGTCATCTGAAAAGCATGCAGCCAAGCAGTCTATCATGCAGATGATTTTGGAAGACCATGTCGCAGTGTCAGAGGGGCATTTGCCAACCAACTATCAGAATATCTTGCATGAGTATGACATCTATCACAAGAATGGCGGTAATTCATACGTCACAGAGAAAGTGGAGAACTACAAGACCTGGTTCTTGAAAGTTCAAGGAGGGAAGAAATAATGGAAGACGAACCAAGAGTTTATGCAACGGTCGAAGACCTTGAAGCTTACTGGAAACCGCTTGATGAGTCAGAGGAAGCTCGCGCCGAGCAGATGATAAGCATTGCAAGCTCAAGGCTAAGGCTCTACGCAACGAATGCCGGCTTCAATCTCGATGAGAAGATTGCCGAGAACACAGATTATGCAGAGGCGGTCAAATGGGCAGTCATGGAGGCCACCAAGCGCGCTCTATCTGCCCCAATCGACACTCCACCGGTAGATAGTTATTCTCAAGCTGCCGGACCTTACAGCGAGAATTACAAATTCACGAACCCATCTGGAGACCTATGGTTTAAGAAGGCCGAGCTTAAGACGCTCGGTATCTCTGGTGTTCAGAGGGCAACATCTATAAGCCCAGTTACAAGGAGGAATATTTATGGCGAATAAAGTTTTCAACATGGCAGGTGGCCTACATTCTGCCGCCGCCTATTCAGCATTCGAGGATGCGCTCTATGGATCGTGTGTAGCGAATGATTCTAGCCTAGCTGTTAGCGCTGGCACCGGCATGAACGTTACGGTCGCTATCGGCAATGGTCTTATCTCTACCGGCACAGGCTTTGCTCGTAGAATTGCAACTGATGCCACGAATACTGTCAGCCTTACCGCAGCTTCTACCGCTAACCCACGCATTGATGCAGTGGTTGCTTACATTGACAACGCAGTTACTCCAACGACATCTGTTGTGGATAACACCAATGGTGTCTTGAAGTTCAAATCTGTCGCAGGTAGCCCAACAGCTACCCCATCCGCACCAACCGCTCAGGCAATTCAATCATCTGTCGGTGCTGGCAATCCCTACATGGTGCTTGCTTATGTTGCAGTGGCGAAGAATGCAACCGCAGCTGGCGCAATTACGGATGTTCGCAAGATTGCTGGTAGCACATGGCTTGTTATGT